GTGGCCGGGAAGCGCACCTTCATGCAGCAGCAGCACCAGGCGATGTTCTCCGCGCTCGAGCGCGGCGACACGCTGGTGGTGCGCCGCGCGAACACGCGCCGCGATGCGCTGCTCACGACGTGCTACCAGCTCGTCGAGGCGGACCGCCTCTGCAACCCGATGCGGCAGGTCGATCGCCCTGGCTTGGTCGCGGGCATCGAGACCGATTCGGACGGCCGGGTCGTGCGCTACCACGTCGCCTCTACGCATCCCCAGGAGTACCGCTCCGGCGAGGCCCCACAGTGGAGCGCCGTCCCGGCCATCGGGCGCGATACCGGACTGCCGATGGCGTGGGATTTCGGCTGGAAGACCCGCCCGGACCAGACCCGCGCGGTGCCATACCTCGCGACGGTGATGGAGACGCTGAAGCAGATCGACCGCTACGGCGACGCGGAGCTCATGGCCGCCGTCGTCTCGGCGATGTTCACCGTCTTCGTGAAGAGCGAGGTCGACGTACTGGGCGGCATCAGCCCCGGCACCGACGGCGCGACCGGCAAGGCGCTCCCCCCGGAGTACAAGCTGGCCCCCGGCGGCATCGGGCGCCTGCTGCCGGGCGAGGACATCGTGATCGCCGACATGAAGCGCCCGAACACCGCGTTCCAGCCATTCGTCCAGGCGTGGGCCGAGCAGATGGGCGTTGCGCTGGAGATCCCCTACGAGATCCTGCTCAAGCACTTCACGAGCTCCTACTCGGCCGCGCGCGGCGCGCAGCTGGAGGCGTGGGAGCCGCTCTGGGTGCGACGCGAGTGGATGGCGCACGACTTCTGCCAGCCGATGTACGAGGCCGTGGTCGCGGAAGCCGTCGCGCGCGAGTGGATCGACGCGCCGGGATTCTTCGACGATCCGTGGGTACGCCTGGCGTACACGCGCGCGCGCTGGGTCGGCGACGCGCCGGGACAGATCGATCCCCGCGTGGAGGTCGAGGCCGCGGCGGCGCGCGTGCGCGAGGGATTCTCCACGCTCGAGGAGGAGACCTACGGGCTCACCGGCGGCGATTGGGAAGAGAACCACGCGCAGCAGGTCATCGAGAAGCAGCTCCGCGACCGTGACGGCCTGACGCCGGTCGCGGTGCCCGGCGGGCTCCCGGTGGCGCCGCCCGCGCCGCGTGACCAGGGCGAGGACGACGAGGCGGAGGACGACGCCGCGAGCGATCGCCCGGCCCCCGGCGACGAGGAGGTGGAGGCGTTCCACCGCGGCGGTCGCGCGCGCGGCCGTGGAGATGGGGCGTTGCACCTCGCGTTGACCGTGCCGCCGCCGAGTGCGGCGGGCACGCGCACGATGACGCTCGTGCGCGACGCGAAGGGCGCCGTGACCGGTGCCACGGTGCAGGACGGCCCCGCCGCCGCCGCCCCGCGGGGCGAGGCGCCGCCGGTGCAGGTCGCGGTGACCATGCCGCCCGCCACCGCCGCGACCAAGAACCTGACCGTCGTGCGCGACGCCGATGGGCGCGTGTACGGGGCCACCGTCCGTGAGGATGCCTCGTGATCACGCAGGCGAAGTGCCTCTCGTTCAAGGTCGACCTCTGGAACGGGGTCCACCAGCCGGGCGACGAGTACCGCATGGCGCTCTACACGGGCGCCGCCACCCTCAACGAGGACACCGCGGCCTACACGGCCACCGGCGAGGTCGTGGGCGCGGGATACACCGCGGGCGGCCAGGTGCTGACCGGCCGCGTGGTCGCGCTCGATGGCGCGGTCGCCTACCTGTCGTTCGACGACCCGGTCTGGGACCCGGCGACGATTGCGGCCGACGGCGCGCTCGTCTACAACGCGACGCGCAGCAACAAGGCGCTCGCGGTCTTCGCCTTCGGGAGCACCGTCAGCAGCACGAACGGGCCGTTCACGGTCGATCTCCCGGCCGCGGGCGCCTCCGCCCTGTTGGCCCTCGACTGATGGCGATCACGACGCCGGCCGGGCTCACGGCAGCGATGGCGGCTTCCCAGAGCGTCCTGATCCAGAAAGCCTCGATCACCGCCGCCGCGGGCTTCTGGATGTCGCTCTGGGCCGGCGCCGGGAATCCGGGCGCCGGGTCGCACGACCCGAACGACGTCGCCGCGGGCATCGTGCCGACCGCCGCGACGGCCGGCGCGCCGGTCCTCACGGCCTTCCCCGGCGGCGAGACGGGCTACCTCGGGGCGGTGCAGGGGGTGTCCTCGATCGCGGGCCGGATCCGGATCGTCGACCTGCTCTTTGCCGCCGGGCGCGTCTCGCTGGGATCGGCGGCGACCACGTCGCTCACCGGCCAGCCGTCGTTCGAGAGCCGCCTCCCCGATGCGGACTACGGGCCCGTCGAGGCGTGGCTGGTGATGCAGGCCGCGAACGGGGCCGCGAACACCACCGTCACGATCAGCTACCAGAACCAGGACGATGACGCGGCCACGGCGACGCTCGACAACAACCTGAACGCGTACCCGGTCAACCGGCTGATGCCGTTCCGGCTCGCGGCGGGCGACAAGGAGATCACGCGCCTCAACTCGATCACCGTCGGTGGGGCGACGTCGACCGGCTACGTGACGATCTACCTGGTGCGCAAGCTCGCCGAGGTCGCCGTGGTCGCCGCGAACATCGGGGAGCCGACGCAGGACTGGTTCAAGCTCGGCGGGCGTCGCCTCACGGCGGATAGCTGCCTCGCGGCGTGGTTCCTCTCCACGACGACGTCGACGGGTGCGATCTCGGTGGGCCTCGAGGTGATCCGTGGCTGACGGACTGCCGCGCGTCGACGTCGAGCTCACGCAGACCCTCGCCGGGGACGCCAGTGTCCTCGCGGCGGCGTTCGTGTTCCCGGTCCCGGCGGTCGTGCCTGCGACGGCGACGGTCACGGGGCAGGCGCTGGCGCTCGACGAGGGCACGGTCGCGGCCGAGGGCGGGGCGATGGTCGCGATCACGGGGCAGGCGCTCAGCCTCTCGCAGGGCGCCGCCGCGGCGGTCGTCCCCGGCGCGCTGCCAACGGTCATCCCCCACGCTGGCCCGGCGCGCCGTCCCCGGCGGGCCCTGCTCGGCCCCGCGGACGTCGCGCGCCTCTTCCCGGAGCCGCCGGCCCCCGAGCCCGAGCCGCTCCCCGTCGTGATCGCGGCCACGGCCACGGTCCGCGGCGTCCGGGTCGCGCTGCAGCTGGGGCGCGTGCAGGCGCGCGGCGCCGCCACCGCCGCGGCCCGCGGCACGCGTGGCCGCACGGCGCTGGGGTCGTGCGCGGCGCGCGGGATCCACAACCCCACGGATGAGGAGATCCTCGCATGGCTGGCCGCCGCATGAGTGCCCCCATCCTGCGCCCGCGCCAGCTGCAAGTGCAGCCGTCGCTCGCGGCGCGCTTCGCGCTCCACGCGAGCGCCCGGCCGCTGATCGCCCGCGCACTCACCGAGGTGCCGCGCGACGCGAGCACCCAGGCGCTCACCGCCGCCTATGACGCGTGGCTCGAAGGCACGGCCGCGACCACCGTCAAGGACGGCGTCGCGACGATCCCGGTGCGCGGCGTGCTCACGAAGGGCTGGAGCTTCTGGAACTACTGGTACGGCTGGAGCTCCTACGACCAGATCGCGCACGACCTCGAGGTCGCGCTCGCGGCCCCCGACGTGCGCGCGATCCTGCTGTCGGTCGATAGCGGCGGCGGCATGGTCGACGGCTGCGCCGAGTTGGCCGAGCGCCTCGTGGCGGCCCGCGCGAGCGGGAAGCCGATCGTCGCACACGTCGACGGCATGGGTGCCTCGGCTGCGTACTGGACCAGCTCCGCCGCGCAGCGGGTCGTCCTGGCGCCGACCGCGATGGTTGGCTCCATCGGCGTCGTGATGACGTTCACCGACTGGTCCGGCTACGAGGCCACGCTCGGCGTCCGCACGATCGAGATCGTCTCGACCCAGAGCCCGAAGAAGCTCCCCGACCCCGCCGAGGAGGCCGGCCGCGCGCAGCTGCAGGTCCACGTCGACGACATGGCCTCGGTCTTCCTGTCGGCCGTCGCCACGCAGCGCGGCGTCGCGCTCGATGTGGTCGCCCGCGAGTTCGGTCAGGGCGATGTGTTCGTCGGCCAGCGCGCGATCGATGCCGGACTGGCCGACAGTCTCGGCACCTACGAGGCGACCCACCGGGCGCTGGCCGCATCGGTCAGCACGCTGACGGTCGCCCTCCCGTACGCGCTCGGCACCAGCGGCGACTCTGCCGCGATCGCCGAGCACGTCACCGCCGCACTCGCCGCGGCATTCCCCCACCACGAGGACGCCATGGCCCGCAAGCCAGCGACCCGTCCCGCCGCGGCCGAGACGCCCGTCGAGGACGAAGAGAAGGAGACCCCCGCCGACGCCGTCGAGGACGCGCCGGTCGAGGAGGAGGAAGAGACGCCCGCCGACGCCGCCGAAGGCGACCCGGTCGAGGAAGAGGAAGAGGAGGACGCGGACGCCAGCGAGGACGAGGACGAGGAGGCGAAGGCGCTCGCCAAGTCGCACCGCCCCGTGGTCGCCCGCATTCGCGAGCGCGCCGCTGCCGCCGAGCGCACGCGCATCGCCGAGATCCGTGCCCTGGGCCGTCCCGGGCAGGACGCGGTGATCGAGGCCTGCATCGCCGACGGCCGGTGCACGCCGGAGAAGGCGGCGCTCGCGCTCCTGCAGAGCGAGCGCAAGACCCGTGCGCAGCACCTGCGCGGCGTGGCCTCGGAAGAGGCCCAGCTCGAGAAGCCCGACAACAGCGGGACGCCCCAGCCGAGCGGTGACACCGCGACGGCCAAGGCGATCGCCTCGCTGTTCCACCAGCACAACCCCAAGCGCCGGCCCACTGCGGCCGGGAGGTCCTGACCATGCCGGCCAGCTTCAGCTCCGCCAGCTACTCCCCCGACAAGTTGATCGCCGGTGATCAGATCGGGCTCACCCACCGGACGGTCACCGTGCTCAGCGGACAGAACGTCGTCCGCGGCGCCGTGCTCGGGAAGATCACCTCGGGCGGGAAGTACATCCTCTCGCTCTCCGCGGCCAGCGATGGCTCGCAGACGCCGGACGTCATCCTCGCCGAGGATTGCGACGCCTCGGCCGGCGACGCCACGGCGCTGGTCTACGAGACCGGCGTCTTCAACACCAACGCGCTGACCATCGGCGCCTCCCACACCGCCGCCACGATCCGGGAAGGGCTCCGGGCGAAGGGCATCCACCTCGTCACTGGCGTGTCCGCCTAACGGCGGCACACTCGCCCCCACCAGGAGAACTCCGCAATGGCTGACACTTTCAGCACCGGCGTGCTCATGGGCGTGGTGCAGGACCTGAAGGTCCCGCGCTCCGCCCTGCTCGACCGGTACTTCGGCAGCGTGATGACGTTCGACACCGAGGAGGTCTACTTCGACGTCATCCCCGGCAAGCGGCGCATCGCGCCGTTCGTCTCGCCCAACGTGGCGGGCCAGGTCGTCGACTCGAAGGGCTTCTCGACGAAGACCTTCAAGCCGGCGTACCTCAAGGACAAGCGCGTCTTCCAGCCGGCCCGCGCCTTCAAGCGCGCCGTCGGGGAGCAGGTCGGCGGCGCCTCGCTCTCGCCGACGCAGCGCATGCAGCTGCACCTGGCGACCGAGATGCAGGACCAGATCGACATGGTGACGCGTCGCCTCGAGGTGATGGCCTCCGAGGCCCTGCGCCTCGGCACGGTCACCGTCGCCGGCGACAACTACCCGAGCGTCACGGTCAACTATGGCCGCACGGCGGGGAACACCATCGCCAACCTGACGTCGACGGCGCGCTGGGGCGATTCGGCGCCGGTGCCGCTCGACAACCTGCAGACCTGGGCGCTGCTCGGGGGGCAGAACAGCGGCGCCCATCCCGTCGACGTCGTGATGGGGACCACCGCGTGGGCCGCGTTCCGCAAGGACACGGAGGTGAAGGCCCGCCTGCTGGCCATCAACACGATGAACCAGAACATGGAGCAGGCCTCCGCCGAGGAAGGCCTCCGCTACATGGGGACCCTCGACGGGTTCAACATCTTCGTGTACGCCGGCTGGTACATCGATCCGGCCACGGGCAACGAGACGGAGATCTGGCCGGCCAAGTCGGTCGCGCTGCTCTCGTCGGCGGTCGAGGGGACGCGCGCGTTCGGCGCCATCCAGGACGAGGAGCTGGGCTTCGTCGCGGCGCAGTACGCGCCGAAGAGCTGGACGGAGAAGGACCCGGCCGTCCGCTACCTGATGATGCAGTCGGCCCCGCTGACCGTCCTCGGGCGGCCCGACGCGGTCGTCTACTGCGCGCAGGTCACGGCCTGACCGTGCCCTTCGCGCCCGAGGACACGGCCGCGCCGCTCGCCGACTTCGGGGTCCCCGTGCTCGTCACGGGGGGCCCGTCGACGGTGGGGTGGCTCCGGAAGGCCTGGCAGGTCGAGCGCGAGCTCGGCGTGGCCGTGCCGTACGGATCGGACGTGCTCTTCGTGGCGCACGGGAC